GTAGTATCCATGTCTTCATCCTCATCGCCCTCAATTTCTGGATGTGCCTCTGTTTGAAGTTTTAGTTCTTCAGCCAATTGGGCGAGTTCATTTAGTTTGTCTTCAACGGTTTTCATATAGGTTATTCCTAATTGGTTAAGTTTATTTATAACAATTAAATTTCGGGTTTGTACTAAGATACTTATCGTGATACAATCTCTAGCATAAAATCACCGAATAATTTAAGTTTCTGTGATTCATTCATATATGGAGTTGTATTAATAATACTCTTTGTTTTCTCGAGTACCCGACCATCATCTGTAACAACCCACTCTTGGGATTCATTAATCGCATCAACGAAACATGATAAGCCGCTAGGATCAAGTACACAATCGATTGCATACAAAACCAAATCATCCTTAACATAAGTAGTGCCGTTAGATTCTTGTACAGACCCTAGACCGCGAGTAGATACACCTAATGCAACAGAGCCATTAATTAAACCTTCAATGATTTGACCTTGGGGAGTTTTTAGAATTCTAGCCTTCCCCATCGCCTTGTTACCGACCATTTTAAGTTCGGTGACTAGATGACTAGCCAATGCAGGACTTGGCATTGGCCGATTTTCTGGATGACTTAATTCTGAAATTGCTCTATTTTTAGAAACATAATTTTCAACATATGTACCTACTGCCGATTCCAAAATATTCTTTGGGTAGATTCGGCCATTTCTATTCTTGGTAACTGCCTCAGCGAAACAGCCTTCGATATACATATGCTTAATACCTGAAGTATCTGCTTCTGTCAGATAATTGACATTAGACGGTTCTGAAAATTCTTTTAGTAAAATCAACTGAATTCTCCTTAGCTTCCGACCACGGAAGTGTTGTCATATGAACTGAATGTTTCTGGTTCGATTCTTGACTTATAACCAGATGCTTTGCGTAGGGTAAAATACGCCTCACCAAGTCCAGTAATAGTGACCACAAGTGGAAATGTATTACCTGTTGTATCCGCATATCCGCCATTGCCACTGAGATCTAATTCACCGGCATTCTGGTGGAGATTAAGTACTGAGATACCGTTGCGAGTAACTGAAATGACATCAGCAGCTCCAGGGCTAATATTCCATTGAGCAAAGATAATATTAACTGTTGGTGTGCCTTGAATTATCATCGTTGGTGATAGTAGATCAGTACTAAGATTAATGGTACCACCAGCACCGAAGACTTTTACTACAGCAATAGTCTCAGTTTGTTTTAGAATTGAAATAGGCATATTTAATCCTCGGATTCATTTTTTACGGCAGCAGGGCGCGCATATGGATTCTTACGCAAATCTCCAAATTCTGTTGATACATCGTCATTTGGAAATTTACCAGTTGTGCCATCTTTGTGCTTGATTACCGTGTGCGTGCCATCTTTGCTAACCACAGTCCCAGTAAGAGTTTTATGATTCATTGTTGGGTGTTTTGCCCAAACAGTGTTTCCGACCGAAGAGGCTTCATCTAGTTCGGCGAGAGCTTCCTTGATTTCCTCGGATTCATTTTTAAGCCTAATTTTATTCAATCGCCCAATATTTTTTGTGGTGCTATGAATATCAGCTTTATTCAGTGGATCGTTTTTATCACCGTCTCTAGCCAGTGCCTGTGTGAATTGTTGATCTTTAATTTTACTAGTAATTTGTTTTTTGGCAGCACCGGGGATATATTTTCTAGCAAAGCGATCTAGTTTTGGGCCTTCATCTAGTTCGGCGAGAGCTTCCTTAACCAGGCGCTTAACGGCTGAACCAACCCCAATACGGCGCTTATCTGCTTTAGCTTGAAGATCCATAGCATTTGTTCTTTGGTCACCAGCTTCGTGATAACCAGAATCAAAACTTTTATCCTGAATATCCGATGTAGCTTTTTTAACATAGGATCCCAGAGTTGATTTAGACAGTTCATCTAGTCTAGACTCTAGAACCAATGTCGCAGATTCGATTTTTCGTGTATTTTCAATTTCTGCAATTGAACCACGGACCAGACTATGTTGAGCTAGGCGCGCTTCATATAGAAGGGCTTTTAACTGAGAATCAGAAGCACCCATTAGCGAAACCGCAGACTCAAGCCGTTCCTTTCTCTGGTTTTCCAGAAACTGGTGTACTTCGTTGATTGATGTGCGGTGATCCATTTTTATTCCTGACTTTAGATATTAGGTCTATAATTATTATTTATCTGCGTTATCAGAGGTAAACATTGATTGGCTAATCTCCATTCGGCGTAACTCAATTGCAGTTTCCATTTTTTCCTGCATAATGGATTCAAAGATAGATTCCATGTTACGGGTCTTACCTACTTCGATAGCATTGATTAGGTCTTGTGTACTCATTTTTTATCCTTCAGTTTCTGTTGGTGTAATTCTTCGGATTGCCGAATTTTTTGGTTATGGGCTTCTTGGCTTTGATCCATCTGCTGATCTTGCGATTGATCCAATTCCCCATCCGATTGTTGCATATCTTGCGGTTCGCCCTCGGCGGCTATAGGCTCATTCTCTTTGATTTGCCTTTCCATCTCGACAATTTCTTCATCATCAAGCATGAGGACATTTTTCTGTACCCATCTTTTTGAAACATATTTATCAAGAAACGGATCAACCATTTGAAGCGTAGTCATTCTATTAGTAATAATTTCCGCATTCTTTAGCTCGGAGAAATGATTATCCTTAATAAAGTCAAATCGTATCTTGGTTCTTATATCATCCCACTCATCGAGTCGAATCAGACCTTTAGACACGAGTTGAATTTTTAATAGATCACTGAAAAGGCTGGAGAATCTAATACGAAGTCTTCCAACAAACTTACTGAATTTTAATTCGTCTCTTGTAACTTCAGATGACCGACCAATAGAAAACCCAGTTTCAGGCTTTAATCTACCAATTGGTACATTAAGTGATTGATATAATTTATTCTGAAAGTAATCGATAAAATCAGATTGAATTAAGGATTGACTACCCTGTAGAGTAGTAATTTCAGTGGACTTAGTATCTCTACGGGCTAACCAAAAATCTTCGGTCATTGATAGATTACGTTTTGAATCCGCAATTTCGCCTGTTGCTGCATTATAGATAAGTTTGTTTTTAAACTTATTCATAACATCTGTAACATATTGTTCTGCCTTGACCTTAGGTAAACTACCCACATCAATATAAAACACACGTCGATCTGGGGCCCTTGTCATTGTATAGATTACAACTGCATCCTCTATCATTCTAAGTTGATTGGCTGGCTTAATAACTTTCTGAAGATAGCCAATTACATTACCATTAATAGCATCTATAGAACCTGAGTGAATCATAACCACCGAGTCTGCAGTCAACTTAACACCCTGAATATTATTTTCCGTAATACCCTTGTCATTATAGATATAGTATTCTTCAATTGAATCTACAATATCAATACCACGACTGTTTTTTGTACGCTTGATATTTTTGATCTTCCTAATCTTTAGCGGATCAATTATCCTAATCTCTGCGATACCTTTGGAAATATCATTATTGATAAAAAGGATATGATAATAGATGCGACCATCAATATACCATTGCCTAAAGATATCGTGTCCCTCTATGTTAAAATCTAACTTATTTAAAATATCAATAAAGCAATCATTGAATTTCTTTTTAAGTGGTTCCCCTATTTTTAGATTGTCCAAAAATAATTTTACCGGAAAGTCATCCTGGTCTGTTACAATACACTCATTAATAATATCTGATATCGCAGAGTCTACTTCCGCTTGTCCGGCTATATCCCTATACCGTCTAATCTGTTCATTTTCAGTCTTTACTACACCATCAATATCATATGTGGTGCCAGTCCAGCCACCAGTTACAACACTGCTATCAATAACTAATGCACCATCGTTTTTATTAGGTGCAACAACCGAGGGAATTTGCTTTCCGTCCTGACCCTTAAAGCTAAATCCGAAAAAATCTGAAAATAATGCCATTATATATAATTATTAAATTATTATTTATATCAAACTGGCTCGTGATAATTATAGGTAAATGACACTGGATATTCCTGCAGCTGACTGTTTGCATCCCAGCTCAGTTGAATTTCTCCTACATTCGTTGGATATGCATCAACAAACTTATATTTTTTAACAACAATATCAGAGCGATTAAGTTGGTGAACTTCCATATCAACTTGGTAGGACAATGGAGACATTAGTCCATTTGTTGAGCCGGCATCTGAGATAATATTGACCCACGATTCAAATGCATTCCGTAGAATAAAGTCATTATCATTGTAAACTGTAATATTCCACGGCTGGAATGTACGCTCTCCGGCAAAATGAACTGCGCGGCCACGATACATTACTTCAATATCAGCCACGGTGCTATCCGGAATAGATGCTGACTTAGCCATGAACGCGACCTTATTAGAGGCCAATGAACCACCTACTATAGCCGGTGGGAATGTGATTATACACTGAAATTGATTAGATCTGGCGCCGCCAGCCGACATATTAGCTTTAAAATCAGAAATTCTTGCCATTTTATTCTACCTTTTTGAAGTTTGAGAGAAAAACTCTTCCCATTTAATTAAATTGAGCCAGAGATTTCCTCGAAGCTAACACCCGAGCGTACTGCCACGAAATTTAGTTCGATGAAGTTGATACTGCGAGCCGGCTTGATAAAGATACTAGCAACAAATCTGTTAGTGTCAATTACATTAGCTGTATTATTCGTTTCATCACAAACAACCCGGAAGTCATATATACCACGGCGACCTTGAACATCGCGCAGAAAAGGGGTCACGGTAGAAACAAAGTTGGAACGCGTGATTGCATCATTGAATTCAAACAATTGAAACTTTGCTGAAGTGGCAATAGCCTTTTGAAGGGTGATGAACAAACGTCGCACATTAATGCGGTCGAATGCACTTGGCTTAGTTAGTCCGGTCTTATCACCGAATAATACCACACCCTGACCAGGAAATGAGACTACTGGATTAATACCCGCCTTGTATAGATTATCGCGATCAGTTTTACCTGGAGAATATGCTAATTTAACAACATTTTTGATACCGCCTCGGTTGAAGCCTCCTGGGGAGAACCAAGGATCGTTGGTTTCATCCGTTCTAGCACACACACCCGCAATGTCACCGTTTAATGGAACCCAACGATACTTGTCATTATATTTGTCATACTGGTATTTGTACCCACTGTCTAAGACCATATATGAACTTTGGCTCAGTGTGTTACGGAAGGCTATTAACTTTGACGCGATATCAGATGTATTACCAATAAGAATATTGCCTGATATATCCAAAGGTGAAATAAATGCAATACAATCCCTACGTTGATCGGCGATATTCTGTACTACATAATTTGCTACAACATTACCAACATTACCACACATTAGAAGATTAACATCCAATAATTCTGCATTAGCATATAAATCAAACGCCCGAATTTTTTGGCCTGGTGTTGCTGTAAAATGATCAACGCCACCGGACAATACCTGAGTTAATGCACCGATATTAAGGTAATTAATGCCATCAGATATAGTGCCCCAATTAGAGCCGGCGGTTGGATGATCCATCCACCAGATATATTGTGACTGTGTATTCAGAGCAGTCTTATAATAAGAACTTGATCCATTCTCTTTTTTACCATCTGAAGCCTTGGACAAGAATGAAAAAGTTTCTAGCACATTTCCAGCTACACCAGACCAACGACCGTTGATGTCAATGACTACTAAATGTAATTCATCGCTATTTGACTGAGAAGAATCTGCAAAAGTAGATGTATCTGGAGCAGCATCAAATAATGCGTTATATTCCCAAGTAGAAAAAGCTGATGTGCTTACAATAAGAACAGTTCCCAAGGAGCCCACAGTTCCTGAGCCCCCACCTACCAATGCAACCGTAGGAGCTGTGGTGTAACCGGAACCTTGATTGGTAATAACAATACTTGTTACTGCTTCAGAAGTTAGAATGGCAATTGCCGTGGCCTGAGTCCCACCTGCTGGCGGCGCGCCAATAGTAACAACTGGCGCCGAGTTATATCCCGCACCACCGGTTAGGACCTGAATATTTGTAATACGGCCTGCCTTGGCTCCATCGCATACCGAAACTGCAAGACTATTACCTAATGCACCAGGATACTTAGCGGCAAATGTACCAACATTGGCCTCACCATTCGAGTATAAATTCGTATAATCACTTTCATTATTAATCTTTATGCCACCAAGAACAGTTGTAACTGTTCCCGCAGTTGCACCGGTACCTACGCCGACGCCGCCGATAATGGTCACAGTTGGAGCAGTGGTATAGCCAGCGCCTGGATTTGTAATAGTAAAGCCAATGATTTCGCCGCCGGAAACTACTGCTTCAGCTTGTGCTGTAATACCCTGAGCAGGAGCGGCAATGTTTACCACTACAGCATTATCACCAGTGTCAGTGTATCCAGAACCTGGAGATCCTGGAGCAATAGATAAAATACTAGACGAGGTAGCAGAAACTGCGTTTCGTTGGTTTGTTGTGTCAGTACGTACCACTAGGCAGTTATTACTGTAGGCCAAGAAGCTGGCTGGTACCATCCATGAACCCGCATTAGAATCATTTGGTTTTCCAAAACGCTGAACCAATGTGGTTTCAGAGTCAATGGTAACAACCTCCATAACTGGGCCCCAGGCTGCATCAATGACAGCGCCACCAACAGAGACGGAAACGGCGGGCACAACAGAAGTTAGATCTACTTCGCGAACTGTAACAGCGGGTGATAATGAAAACATTCTTTTTCCTTTAGTAATACAAGCTTTTATAGACATGTATCTATAAAATATATTTGGATGTGTAGGTTATTTATATAATCCAGATTTTAGTTAAAAGTTAAATATCTCGATATCTTCTTCCAACCCATTTGAGAAAAAACCAACAGGCAAGGCTAAGGCATCCTCGTCGGCTTGACGCTCTTCAATAATTCTAGCCCTTACTGATGTATCGGTAAGTTCCTCAAATTTAACTGATGCCGTCATATAACCAAACATAACCAAACACATTGCTAAATCATCGTGCCCTGTATCTGCTGCATAGGAGCTTCCCTTTACAACAAAGTTACTTAATTCCAAAATTATTTCAGCATCATTAATAATAAGCATATCCCGTTCAATTAACTGCTTAATGTTATCACACCCAATACGTTTGGACTTGGTTGTGGTCCTAACTCCAGGCACAGAGTTTTTACCACCCCAAACAACAATGATTCCATTATTGGAAAAAATAACATTTTCATATTCTATATCATAATAGATGTCATTGGCCACAGACTCACCAATATCATTCGTCTCGATGAATAAGGTAGCATTATTATACTCTAATGCAATTCTATGAATCACACCCGGATATAGCATACTCGATATGGTATTATTTCTATATTTAAGAACAACCTTGTAGGGAAGAGTAGTAATATCTACTACAATTAATGCAGAATAATCACCTCCAGTTCCCCTAGAGGTATCAACTACAGCTACATAACTATTGCCAGATATTGGTTTAGAATAAACTGATGTAGTGCTATTAGAAAGAATTGGGCGCGTAATCGGTATAGACTTAAGTTTGGCACCGGAGATGAGTGTGTTAGAAGAACCGATAAAGTCACATGACATTTCCTGGGAGAACTTAACTTCACCCAATACACGCTTCTGTTCATCTGCCCATTCTTGTGTTCTGGACGGAATAGAATTCCATGGAGCAAAGATAGGTATAAAACCGTTACTATTATCCTGGGCTTCTGACCACATACGATAGAAACTATTTAAACCATTCGGTGTACTAATTATTGCTATCTTAGATGTTTTACCTGATGAAATAGTCGGATATACAGAAGCAAAAAAATCATCTGCTATTCCGCTTGGTATATGGGAGAATTCATCCAAGAAAAGTAGATTTATACTCTGCCCACGAATAGCACTACCAGAAGTAGCAGAAGCAATAATCCTGCTACCATTTTCTAATTCTATGCTTGATTTATTCCACTCTGAAATACCCTGCTGCAAAAATCTTGGTATATGTTCATATGCTAGTTTTACTCTAGATAGAATCTCTCTGGCTAAAGATGCTTTGTTGGCTAGAATGGCACAAGTCTTACTTGAATTGAACAGTATATAGTAACAAAAGAATGCAGCCATGACAGTCGTCTTACCTAATTGCCGGGCGCAACATGCGATGACCTTATTATTATTAACGATTCCTAGAATAATATCACGCTGGAAGGGATATAATTTCATTGGTTGAAGACCGTAATCTAATGTTACGATCTTAATATATTTCTCGATAAAATATATTGGGTCTTCCTTACATTTTGTCCATTCTTGAACTTGCTCCAATGTCCAGTCTTGCTTTGCACCAACTGTTTTAATTAATGAATTGCCGTTATAGCCTTTATTATCCATACTCAATTCCAGAAATCAGTTATGGTTTTATCTTCTGGATTACCAATTGCGGTATGAATAAGATCTGCTGGACCATTACTCATATTAGCTTTCAGACTGACATCTGTGCGTGTAATTTCTGTGGCATTACCAATTTTGCCATATAGATTAATTTTTACGGTAAAATCTAATTGATATGTTGTCAATGATCGTGCCATAAAATCACCCTCAAACTCGGTCTGTGAAGATACAGAATTCAATACCACCGGCACATCCTGAACCAGACCCATTGTGGATAAACCTACAATTGGCAGAATATACTCGGGATTAAAAATAGGTAAAATCTGTTCGATGATATTAAGACCATCTTCAGAGCCTTTTGTTAGAATGTAAAGTGCGACACCTAAGTTATACGGTGTAGAAACAAACATACCATTAGTCGAACCATCTGGATTCTTAGCTGTGATTTTATTTAATTTACTTTGAAACCTAGATTGATCATGAGTGTAGGAAGTAATTTCAAAAGCCATACGCGGTAGTGTAACTGCTACTTGATTTTCAAAATTACTTTCTTGTCGTAACCGGACAAATATTTTTTCTTTGTTACCGTATGTAATAGGGACAGCAATAGTTTGAGTAATAATACCAGATTGATCGATGCGTTGCAACTTCAGTTTGGAAAATAAATTACCAAATGAGATAACAGTATTGCGAATAGTAGTATGATAAAAAGGTTGCTCTAACATTATAGATCACCAAATGGATTACCGCTATTCCAATTTAGCGCAGCACCCCTTTCACGAAACTTTTGATTATCTGCACCTCTTGGCAGTATGTCAATATCTGGCCTAATGGTGGTATCGTGTGTATGTTCGGCCTCAAAGGCATCAATTTCAGGTATGCCAGTTTCAATTTTTTCACTAGCATAATTGAAAAGTTCAATACTGACCTGATATGTATACTTTTGACCTAGCTGATAGAATGGTGACTTATCATTAACAAATGTAATACTAAACAGTCCTTTTGTCATTGGAAGATAAAACAAATCACCCTCGCATGGGCGATTTGGTAGAATTGTATGCCCGAATTGCCCTACAGCCTTATCCCAAGCTGCTGTAGAAATGGTTAATGTGGTATTAGATTCAATCTGCAGGCCAAATTTGGAGGCAAACGAGTTCTGACCTTGGTAACCGTCAATATCTGTAAGATAGACTAAAATTGGGTATGCATGTTTGAACTTACTCAGTCGGTCCTCACCAAGAATTTTATCTTCAAAAACTAAAGATCTTGGGATATAGAATGCATCAATTGATTGTATCTCTATTGCTTCCTCATGCAATAAAGATAGAATCATAGCATCATTCCCGTAGGTGCGCGGGTTTATTCTTAATGAGGTTACCATCGGTAATAATTTTCTATATAACCAGTGTATTTAAAATGCACTTTTAAGACTTAACGGCTTCGCGAAGTGGACCTAGGTCTTCGGTAGTCCAATAGTCTTTGGTAAGCATAATTTTAAGATGTTCTTGGTTTCGGGCGATAGTGTCAGTTTCTTCTACTGTTAACAGGGGTTTTGCCTTCAGTTTATTAATCAGGCTAACACTATCCATTGATGACGAGTAGTGCTGGGCAATTTGTTGTGGTGTGTTTTCGATCATAGGTTACTTTCTAGTTTGGTTATGCGTGTCATTAAGGATTGGATTATCGCTTGTTGCTCTTGAATGGCTTTGACCAAAACAGGAATAAGAGCCGTATCAGTCATTCGCAATTTATTTATGTCTTCATTATCGACAATAACCGGGTTAGCACCCTCAAGCGCCAGTACATCCTGTGCTCTAAATCCGTAACGAACCCCGCCATTTGTTTCCTCTGAATCGCGGGAAGTACGGAACTGGTATGCCGTGGGTTGTAGGGCATTGACAAACTCAAGACCATGTGGTACAGGTGCAAAATTGATTTTGTCACGTGCATCAGAAACCACGGTCCAAGCCACTTGAATATAAGCATTGGTAACACTTGTTGACCCCATGCAAAAACGGTTGTTTTCAGTGGCTGGATTGAAAACGGGTGCATAAGATCCCGATGAATTTAGTGGGTTAATTGCTGTGTTACCACTGCCCGCGGTGTTGCTCTGGAGTGCGGCATTCCCGCTGGCCACGTTGCCGGCGCCTGTGGTGTTGTTTCTAAGTGCATCGACCCCGCTGGCAGTGTTGCTGTAGCCTGTGGTGTTGTTTCTGAGTGCGGCTTGCCCGGTGGCTGTGTTGTTACCGCCTGTGGTGTTGAAGCGGAGTGCATCGGCACCGCAGCCAGTATTGCTGCCGCCGGCGGTGTTGCTTTGGAGTGCATTCATCCCGCTGGCTGTGTTGAGGTTGCCCGTGGTGTTGTTGTCAAGTGCGCTTGACCCGGTGGCTGTATTGTTGAAGCCTGTGGTGTTGTAGAAAAGTGCGCTTGACCCGGTGGCTGTGTTGCTGGTGCCGGTAGTATTTAACAGGAGCGCAGCATACCCAACGGCAGTGTTGTTATTGCCTGTGGTGTTGTTTCGAAGAGAGATATTACCGACAGCAGTGTTGTTATTGCCTGTGGTGTTGTCCCGAAGGGAGGTATTACCGACAGCAGTGTTTTCATTGCCTGTGGTGTTGTTCTCTAGTGCGTCTTTTCCGCTGGCAGTATTACCGATGCCGGTGGTATTGCGGTTGAGTGCTTTGTTTCCAATGGCAGTATTACCGCTACCGGTGGTGTTGCCGAAGAGTGCGTCTGATCCGTGGGCGGTGTTGTTGCCGCCGCTCATATTGCTCCGAAGTGAGTTCGACCCGCTAGCTGTATTGTTGAAGCCTGTGGTGTTGAAGAAAAGTGCCCCTGCCCCGGTGGCTGTGTTGCTGGTACCGCCCACGTTGCTCCGAAGTGCATCAAACCCGCTGGCTGTGTTGTTGAAGCCAGTGGTGTTGCTCCGAAGAGCGCTCGACCCGCTAGCTGTATTGTTGAAGCCTGTGGTGTTGGCGAAGAGTGCAGACGCACCGATGACGGTGTTGCTGCCAACCTCGCCAGCGCCATGCCCAACTGTCAATCCCTGAATCAGCGCGCCGTTTGCAAGATATAAATTTGTGCCGTTAAAGATCATGTTTGCAGAACCAGCAAACACACCGTTATTATTAAATTGAACTTGATTGTATGATCCACCAGGATCACCGCCGCCTGCCTCAGGTGTTTGCCAAGCGGCAGCAGTACCACTGGTAGCAGTTAATACTTGTCCAGCCGTCGGTGCAGCACTTGCTGCCACATTAACCACACCAGTAGCCGAAGTAAGACGATCCACGCCGCCTGTAACTGACGCCTTACCGGTAAATGCCCAATCTGTTCCATTATACTGAGCCCTGATTTGACCGTTGCCAATGGCAAGTATGATGTTATCGGTAAGATCACCTGCAAGTCCAGTGACATTGGCGCCAAGAATGGTGTTGTTGCTGCCATTAGTAATACCACCCCCGGTATTATGTCCAATGGCTGTGTTGCTGGTGCCCGTGGTGTTGTTACCGAGTGCGTCCCTGCCGCTGGCTGTATTGTTGTTGCCCGTGGTGTTGCTAGAGAGTGCGCTTAACCCGCTGGCCGTGTTACTGCCACCAGTGGTGTTGTTAAAGAGTGCGCTCTCCCCGCTAGCTGTGTTGCTGCTGCCCGTGGTGTTGAGCACGAGTGCGCCTTGTCCGCTGGCTGTGTTGTTGTTGCCCGTGGTGTTGTTATAGAGTGCATTCAACCCGCTGGCTGTGTTGCTGCTGCCCGTGGTGTTGAAGCGTAGTGCTTCCACCCCGCTGGCTGTGTTGTTGCTGCCAGTGGTGTTGAACAGGAGTGCGCTCCGCCCGCTGGCTGTATTGTTGCTGCCCGTGGTAT